GGGGGGACCTAAATCTGGTTGTGCTCTTGCACAATTTAATGCTTTGCATGAGATAGATCCTCCTTTTATTATTCTTGAAGATGATGCTACTCCTATTAACTTTAAACCAGAAATAGAAATACCTGATGATGCTGATGCATTTTATCTTGGTATTTCTTCTTGGGGAAGAATGAATGGACACTCAGGTCCTTTTGTTCAATATCAAGAGGATGTTGACGGAGAACTTCTTAGAGTTTATAATATGTTGGGAACTCATGCTATTTTATACCTTACATCAGAATTTGTTTCTGTTTGTAAAAAAGTAGCATTACACCAAGTTACTATCAATGAACACGTTGATATTGGGTTTACAGATGTTCAAAAATATTATAATGTTTATACTTTTGATAATCCATTGTTCTATCAGACAAGTTCAAATGGTACTAACCAATCATTAACATCATACCCAACAGAAGAATGTCTGAATTATAAAATGCCATTTTGGCTGTCATCACGAATTATTTAAAATGATTAAATCATTAGTTACTGGAGGATGTGGATTTATTGGATCTCATCTTGTTAATAGGTTGGTTGATTTGGGTCATGAGGTTATTGTGTTGGACAGAGTTCATCATCACAATCCAAATCCTAAGGCAACGTATTATCTTGTTGACTTAATTGAAAATTACACAAAATTTATTCACCTTTTTGATAGTGTGAATAATGTATTTCATATGGCAGCAGAGGTTGCTATTACATATTGTGTTGAAAAACCAAATGAAAGTATGGCAAATAACATGTTGTCAACAATGAATGTATTAGAGTGCTGTAGAATTCATAATGTAGATAGAGCTGTGTTTTCATCCACATGTGCTGTGTATGGTAACACAATGTTTAATCCCAATTATGAAACAAACAGTGTTGATTGTTTGAATACTTACTCAATTTCAAAGTATTCTGGAGAGATGCTGTTTAAGATGTACTATGAACTCTATGGTCTTAAGACTGTGATGTTCAGATATTTTAATGTGTATGGTGAGGGACAGCATCAGTCAGGACAGTATGCTCCTGTCATGTCTATTTTTAAGAAACAGAGTGAAAATAAAGAACCACTTTCAATTGTAGAACCTGGATATCAAACAAGAGACTTTGTTCATGTATCTGATGTGGTATATGCCAATATTCTTGCTTCTCAAAGAGAACTTGAAACATATGGAGAAGTCTTTAACATTGGAACTGGAGAAGGAACTGAAATTCAAACTATTGCTGATTTAGTTTCTGATTATCAAATTAAAATTCCTGCTAGACAGGGTGAAGTTATGCACTCCAGAGCAAATATTGACAAGGTTCAAGAGATTCTTGGATGGAAGTGGAGTGTCAATGTTATTGAATGGATTAGGAAAAATTTAAAATGACAGTAGCCTTTAATCATCTTGGTAAGATGGGTCAATTGGGCAATCAAATGTTCCAATATGCTGCCACACTTACTACAGCAAGACAACTTGGTGTAACATTCATGGTTCCCAATCATGATGAAATATTTAATGATGGAATTGGTAACAAGTTACGCATTTTGCTATTTGAATGTTTTAATGTTAAACCTGAAAATATAGGTATTTTAAATACAGAACTTTATCATCAAGAAAAAGGATTTGCATTTGATAATTACATTTTCTATGTTGATAAAAGATTAGACTTTTCACTTTATGGATTTTATCAAAGTGAAAAGTATTTTAAAAACTGTGAGAAAGAAGTAAGAGAACATTTTACTTTTAAAAAACATATCATTGATGAGTGTTCTGATATTATTGAAGATGTTTTTGATGATCCAATATGTCTACACATACGTAGAGGGGATTTTTTAATCAACTCTGCCAATCATCACAATCAAACTCTTGATTATTATGAAAGAGCACTTAAAAAATTTGAATACAATAGACAGATCATTATCTTTAGTGATGATCCTGATTGGTGTAAGGAGCAAAAGATATTTTCTTCAGATAAATTTATAATATCTGAGGGCAATAGTCAATTTCATGATCTTTATCTTATGTCTCAGTGTAGTGATTTTATTATTGCTAATTCATCATTCTCTTGGTGGGGTGCATGGTTGGCAAATAAAGGAAAAGTTATTGCACCTAAGCAATGGTTTGGATCTAACAATGCACACCTAGATACTAAAGATTTATACTGCAAACATTGGGAGATTTTGTGATGGATAAAAATAAAGCAGCATATAAATTAAAAGGTATTGCTCCAATTTATCTTATCAATCTAGATGGACAACCTGAAAGATTGGAGTACATGGAGAATCAATTTAAGTATTGGGAAATTGATAATTATGAACGCATTTCTGCCTTTGATGGTAGAGAAGATGATCTTGGTCATGTATTGAAAGGTAGGTATCCAGACATGATGTCTTCTGGTGAGGTGGGTTGTTCTACCTCTCATCTCAAAGCAATCAAAAAGTTTTATGAGGAGACTGATGCACCATATGCAGTCATGATGGAAGACGATTGCAATCTTGACCTAGTTAGTTACTGGAACTTTACATGGAAAGACATGGTAGCAAAACTACCCTATGATTGGGATGTAGTTCAAATTGCAATTATTTGCACTGGAGATATCTTTACAAGGATTCATAAGAGATTTGTAAATGAATTCTCTACAGCCTGCTATCTAATCACAAGACATCATGCTAAAAAACTTATTGATCTACATTGTAGAGGTGATAGGTTCAAACTAGATAATGGTGTTAGACCTAGGCCAGTAGCAGATGATCTCATCTATAACTCAGGAAACACATATGCAGTTCCTCTTCTTCTTTATCGCATCGAACTGGGATCAAGTATCCACCCTGAACATATTGACGCATTCCACAAAGGGAACTATGATGCTCAAATGAACTTCTGGTCCCAGATGGGAGCTCAGCAGTCCATTGATCAGCTGATGGATTATGATCCCTATCTTGGTAGAGTCACAGAATCCTCAAATAAAGAGTGATAACCACACCCCTTGACACATTATGAATCCTCTGCTATCATAAATACTTAACCTTTTGTCTTTCAAAAATTAAAGTAACAAAAGGTAATACTTAACACGGGACAGTCGAGTCCCTATTCATCTGCGGGTATCCATTCCGCAAGTAACTAAAGGTAAAACAAATGTTTAAAACGACTATCGCTGCAGCTGCCGCTGCAATTGCTCTTGCTCCAGCTGCTGCCCTAGCCGGTCCCTACGTCAATGTAGAGACAAATGCTGGTTGGGTTGGTGATGATTACACTGCTGCAACCACAGACCTTCACGTGGGGTTTGAAGGAACTGCTGGTGCTGCTTCATACTATGTTCAAGCTGGACCTGCAATCGTAGCTGTTGACGGTGAAGAAACTGACACCCAGTTCTCTGGTAAAGCAGGAGTTGGAGTCCCTGTCACCGATGCTCTTGGAGTATATGGTGAGATGTCCTTCCTGACTGCTGATGACGATGATAACTTTGGTGTTGGTGGTAAGTTGGGCGCTAAGTTCAACTTCTGATTGTTCATATAGACAAGTAAATATCTAGATGTTATACTGGGGGTGCGACGGCATCCCCATTTTTTGTGAAAAATTATTTTATAAAACTCATTACCCATCCTGCCTTTCACTATAATATTATTACTATCTCATTACTTGTTCTTATAGGGATGCTTCATAACCATGCTCACTACTCTATGGAAGTAGATGCTGACTCCTACGTGCTGCAATGGTGTAGCAAGCATCCAAAGAAATGCACATACAATCGTGACTGGTAGGTGTTGACAAAACTTTATCTTTCCTATATAATATGTAAAGATTCATTACAAAAGGTAAATGACTGTAACAACCAATGAGCGTGGACAGCAAAATTTATTTGCTAAAGAACCCCAAATGTATGTTTCTCAGACTGACGCAGAGCGTTATGGTTATGAGAGTTATGCAGAAAAAGCAGAAAAACTCAATGGTCGCACTGCTATGATTGGTTTCTTCTTTGCAATCTTTTCTTACTCACTCACTGGCAATCTTTTCTTTGGTCTTCTCTGATGATTGAGATTATTTTTACAAGTACGGCAATTGCTTTTTTCTGCCTTCTTGGTTATACTGTGGAACAACTTGCTGAAACCTACTGATGGAACCCTCTCTACTTGAAATTCTGACTTATTATGTAATTGGAGGAGCTCTTTTAATTGGTGCTCCAGGAGTATTTTTCTTTATTGCCTTTATGCCTGCTTTGCAGAATACTAAAGGAAGAATGGTTGGATATGGCGACCACAAACAGTATGGGGATATTTCATCTTATGAGAATTCACCAACTGATCAAACTCAATTTTACCTTACACTAGGAGAATAAAAATGTTTAACGAAAAAGCAGAACGTATTAATGGTTGGGCAGCAATGATTGGTATCATGGCTGCCATGGGATCTTATGTGACTACAGGTCAACTGATTCCAGGTTTGTGGTGATGGGATTTGTAGTAGCAGCACTGCTGTTTCTTATTCCAATTGGCGCAGCAGCTAGAAAATCATGAGTATAGAATGGGCACAGGCAATTATTTTTTTCTTAACACCCTTATTCTTTATGCTCCTCTTCATAGAAACTAATGAAGATGATGATGGTCCACCTGATGGGGGACTCATGACACCAGTATATCAGGGGGTTTAGTACCCCTTTTTTTTCTAAATAAATTAGTTGCTTCACAATAAATGCCTGAAGAGGTTAAGAAGGAAGATCCAAAAAAGAAAGGTGTTATTGGAAAGATAAAGGAGGCTGCAAGCGACAAAGAAGAGCAGCTTGATATTCTTTCTACTTTTGTTAGGCTTGGTATCCTTGTTTGGAGTGGTGGAATACTCACATTAGCGTACATCCAGTTACCACCAGTACTTGGTATTCCCGAACAAAAACTAGATCCAACTTTTATCGCGAGTGTCTTTACTGGGGTGCTTGCGACTTTTGGTGTTCAGGCAGCAAAGAAAGGTGGCAATGGTAATGGTAATGGATCTTCCAATGGTGGTGGTATCAGTAAAGCAGATATGGAAAGATTGATTGCAGCAGCAAAAGAAACTGCGCCAGCACAAACTATTCGTATTGAACAAGCACCAATCAAAATTTCTACTGATGAATCATATAAAATGTGATGTTAGAACATTCTAACAGAATATAAATGATAGGCATTTACACCATACATATGCTATGATAATAATAGTATTAGGTACAAATATTTCTTTTGATAATGACTCATAGATTTGATGAAATAAAACCATCTCATCATATTTCTAAAAAAGAAGTTCAAGAGATGATTGATCTCGCCATTAAACAGCACAACTATAATGCTTCTATTATCAGTATGATATTGGGAACTATTGTACTTGCACTTTTTCTTGATGGGCTTTTGAGATTACTTGGTATCATTCCCCCTTTCATGGGGTTGAATGTGAGCATCATTCAAGAGATTATTGACATAATTAAAAATTCATGACACAAAATATTATTTCTTGTGTAAAGAATACAAGAAAAACTTACTCAAGATATCTTGAGAAAACAATCGTTGAAGTTCAAGTACAATTTAAAGATGAGAATCCAGCATGGATTCCTCTTGATACACTTGCTGCATTAGAA